TATGTAACAGCTATGACAACGGAAGGCTTTGACCCACATTTAGATTTAGCATTATCAGCAGGTGCAGTAACACAAGAACAAGTTGATGAATATAAATCTGGTAACAAGACTGATGAAGTAACTCAGCTCAGACATAACTACAAGGGTGGTAACTATGCCTGTACTTATGGGGCAGGTGTTACTACTTTATCTAAACAGCTAGGTATTAGTGAAGCAGAAGCTACTAAAATACATAAAGCCTATTGGGAACGTAACTGGGCTTTAAAAGAAATAGCTAGTGATGCTGTAGTTAAAACAGTAGATGGTCAGCCCTGGCTTTATAATCCTGTATCTGAATTGTATTATTTCCTAAAGGCAGATAAGGATAAGTTCTCTACCCTGAATCAAGGCACAGGTACTTATTGTTTTGATATGTGGTTAGCCTTTATCGTAAGGAAAAGAAAGCAATTAACAGCTCAGTTCCATGATGAAGTTATCCTAGAATTACAGGAAAATAAACAACAGGAAGTAACAGCAATATTAAAAGAATCTATACAAAATGTAAACAAGCTTCTGAAACTAAACAGGGACTTGGATTGTGATATTTCTTTTGGAAAAGACTATTCACAAATACATTGAGTATGATATACTGAAGTGGTATTAACAACAATGGAGATAAAACTATGGCAATAAATAGAGTATCACCCCAAGCAGAGAAGAGTACTTCTAATATAGAGTACACTAATGTTGCGGAAGGTGAACATGAAGGTCGTTTAGTTTATGTTGCTGACTTAGGCTTACAGGAAAGAAATTTTGCAGGTGAGGAAAAACCACCAGCTCAACAGCTTTCTTTAGGTATTGAGTTAGTAGGACAGGTGCAGACTTTATCAGATGGCGGTACATTACCAAGAATCCTATGGTCTAAACCTTTTAACATATTCCAAACTATGAATGAACGTGGTAACGAATATAAGTATTACAAAATGTTTGTACCCACAGCTAGAGATGGTGAGGTAGCAGATTGGGATAGGTATTAGGTATGCCAATTAATGTTGTCGTTTCTCATAGCAAGTCCGGGGATAGAACTTATGATAATATAAGTAGCATGTCATCTATACCTTCTAAATATCAAGAACAAGTAGCTAAAGCAGAAACTACTCAAATGTCAGTAGGAGATGCGGAAGACGAAAACAATGTAGCAACTAAAGCTATGTTTGGTTTAGTTAAATACTTGCATGATAAAAGAGTAAACGGACCAGTAGCCGAAAAAAGTACGCCTGTTAAAGCAAAGGCAGTAGCAGACACAGAGTTTGCGGAAGAGGATATTCCTTTTTAATTATGAAGCTACTAATAGATGGCGACCCAATAGTTTATAGGATTGGGTTTGCTTGTCAAAAAAAGGATAAGGAGACGGGTGAAGTCGAGGCTGAACCTGTTCCTTATACTCTTTACTCTTGTAAAACATTTGTAAATAATATTTTAAATACTACAAAATGTGATACTTACAAGATTTTCTTATCTGGTAAAAATAATTTCAGATATAAAATAAGAGAAGATTATAAAGCTAATAGGTCTGGTGCAGTTAAACCAGTTCACTATCAGCTTATTAAAGACTATCTAGTAACACAATACAAAGCTCAGATAGTTAATGGCATGGAAGCTGATGATGCATTATCTTTATCTCAAACGGAAGATACAGTAATAGCTACTATTGATAAAGATTTATTAATGGTGGAAGGTAAGCATTATAATTATGTCAAGGAAACTTGGCAGGATGTTACAGCTCAAGACGGAGAACGATTCTTTTATAAGCAGATGTTAACCGGTGATAAAGTTGATAACATTATTGGCATACATGGTATAGGCGAGAAGAAAGCAACCAAAATTCTTGATAATACTCCTAAAGAAGAATGGGATAAAGTAATACTAGACCTTTACCAAAAAGAATTTACTCCTGACGGTTTTCAAAGAGCCGTAGAAAATGCACAACTATTATGGATGTTGCAAAAAAACAAACAAATCCCTTTGGATTTTGTTAAGGAGTTAATAAGTGAAAGTAAGGCAAAGAAGAAATAAAAATATATACAGAAGTGGATTAGAAAGTACCTTCGCAACAAATACAAAAGGGATGGGTTTTGTTTTTGAGCCGGAGAGAATGCCCTATATAGTTCACCGTAAGTATGTACCTGATTTTGTTAAAGGTAACGTACTGATAGAATGTAAAGGTTTTTTTAGGGCAGGAGATACACTTAAGTATAAATCAGTTAAGAAACACTACCCCGACAAAGAACTAATATTTATTTTATCCGACCCCTTTAAAAAAGTTAGGAAAGGTAGTAAATTAAATATGGGTCAATGGTGTTTTAAGGAAGAGTTCGCTTTCTTTACAGTTAAAGAATGTGATAAACTAAAAAAATATATGTCATTGAATGAAGAAGATAAATACAAATACAGACAAGAACATTTAAGAGGTAAGTGATGGGTGATATATTAAACTTTCTTGATTACAAACATGGACAAGAAGAACAAAAATTTGGAATGACATTTGAAGAACTATGTATAAAACTAAGAGATATAGATGAAATTACTCTTATGGAAGTACTAGAAATAAGTTCAGAAGATTTAGTGGAAAGGTTTGAAGACAAGATAGAAATAAAAATAAGTCAAATTAAAAAAGATTTAAGGGGAGAATAAGATGAGTTTATTAATTAATGATAACAACTATGTAACAGAATACAAAGAAGCTGATATATTTACTAAGCAACAACAAGATATTTTTTGGACACCCCATGAAATAGAAATGGAAAAAGACCTGCACGATTTAAAAACTAAACTAACAACTCAGGAATTACATGGTGTTACTACTGTCCTAAAACTTTTTACTATGTATGAGTTAGAAGTGGGTGAGAATTATTGGGGCGGTTTTATTAGAGATACTTTTCCAAGACATGAAGTACAAGCTATGAGTAGTAGTTTTGCAACGGTTGAGTTAGCAGTACACGCTAAATTTTATCGTAAGATAAATGAAGTATTAGGAATAGATACAGATAATTTTTATTCTGGATATGCTAAAGATAAAACACTAAAGGATAGAATGGATTGGATAGGTAGACAGTTTAAAGATAAAGACCCATTGTACATTACTGCTATTGGTAGTATTGCTGAAGGTGCAATATTGTACAGTAACTTTGCTTTCCTAAAACATTTCCAAGCGGAAGGTAAAAACAAACTAATGAATATGACTGCTGGTATTAACTTCTCAGTTAGAGATGAGAACTTACACAGCGAGGCTGGGGCTTGGTTACACAGAGAGTTAAAGGAAGAAATGAATGTTAGTGATAAAGATTATGCAAAGCTTGTAGTAAAGATTAAAAAGACTTGTGAACAAATATACGAACATGAATGTAGAATAATAGATATGATATTTGAACAAGGAGATATCAAGGGCATTACTGCTAAACAAATGAAAAACTTTATACAATCAAGATTAAATATTTGTTTATCACAATTAGATATAAAACCTATGTACAATGTAGAGTATGACCCTATTAGTAGTTGGTTTTATAAAAATATTAATAGTGGTTCTTTACACGACTTCTTTGCAAAGCAAGGAAACAATTACTCAAGAGATTGGGTGGAGGGTAAGTTCGCATGGTAGATAATACAAAACCTAAAAAGGAAGATAGGAAAAAGTTTGATATTGATTTAGCATACGGGGAAGTTAAAGAAGAACAAGTAGCATCTATGCTGCAAGATAAAAAGATAGAAGTTAAAAGTGAACGTGGCATGTGGATGAGAACAGGTAACGTGTGTATTGAGTATGAGAGTTATGGTAAACCATCAGGTATTAATGCTACTGAATCTGATTATTGGTTTCATAATTTATGTATTGATGATAATATATTCTGTACATTAGTATTTGAAACAAAGAGTTTAAAGAAAATAATAAGAACAATGAAGGGGAAGAAGTCAGTTATGGGTGGTGATAACAATGCATCTAAGATGTGGTTGTTACCTATAAAGAAACTGTTTGACCCAGAAACATTTGAGGGATTTAAGAATGGTACAAAAACATAAATCAATTTATGATGAACTAGGAGATGAACGTAAGAAGTTACAAGCAGAAGGTAAGCTACCCCTATGGGTTACTACCCCTTCCTGGCAAATATTAAAAGATAAATATACTAGCCCTGAATATCCTGATTTATATTCTATTTATAAAAGAATCTCAACTGCGGCAGCAAGTCATATGGGAAGCGAAGAAGAACACTACAGAAAAGTATTCTTTAATCTTATGTGGAACGGATGGCTTGCCTGCTCTACCCCTGTGTTAGCTAATATGGGTTCTAAGAAAGGTTGTCCTGTATCTTGTAGTGGTAATTATGTGGGTGATAATGTCTATGACTTTTATGATTCACAAAAAGAAACAGCAGTTCTTAGTAAGAATGGTTTTGGTACTTCAAGTTATCTTGGTGAGATACGTGAGAGAGGTATGCCGATTTCCGCTGGAGGAGTGGCAAGTGGTATACTTCCCGTACTCAAAGATTTTGTACAGTTATCTCGTGATGTATCTCAAGGTAATACTAGAAGAGGTGCATGGGCGGGTTACTTAGAAATGGAGCATGGTGACTTCTGGGAAATAGCTGACCATGTTATTAACCACCCTGATGATTGTAATATAGGTTGGTTAGTGACTGAAGATTTTATTACTAGATTAGACAGTAAAGATGAAGATGCTATGTCTCGTTATCAGAAAGCTATGAAGGTTAAGATGTTAACCGGTAAAGGTTACTTTGTTTTTATTGATAAGATGAATGAACAAAACCCACCTATGTATGCAGAGCATGGATTAAAAGTTAAAGCTAGTAATCTATGTACTGAAATAACTTTACACTCGGATGAGTTTCATACCTTTACTTGTGTATTATCGTCTATGAATTTAGCTAAGTATGATGAGTGGAAAGATACAGATGCAGTACATGATTCTATTGTATTCTTAGATTGTGTTGCGGAAGAATTTATACAGATGGGTAAAGCTATAAAAGGTTTAGAAAGTGCAGTTAGGTTTACTGAATCTGGTAGGGCATTGGGGCTAGGAACACTAGGATTCCACACTTACCTACAACAAAATATGATTGACATTGAATCCCTAGAAGCTCATACTTTAAATATGAATATCTTTAAGGGTATAAAGAAAGACGCTGTAAAAGCTACTCAGATGTTAGCTAAGACTAAGGGTGAACCTAAATGGTGTAAAGGGCATGGAGTCCGTAATACTCACCTACTAGCCATAGCCCCTAATAGTTCTAGTGCATTAGTTTGTGGTAGTGTATCACAAGGAATCGAACCAGTTTATAAAAACGTATTCGTACAAGGAAGCCCTGCTGGTGAGATAAACCGCATCAACCCTGTACTGGTAGAGTTAATGAAGTCTAAAGATATATACAATGACGATACCATTAACCAAATCATTAAGGATAATGGTTCAGTACAGTTAGTTGATTGGCTTACGGATGAAGAAAAAACTATATTTAAAACTAGCTTTGAGATTAATCAGGAAGTGTTAGTTAGACTAGCTAGTGCAAGACAAAGAAGTATATGCCAGGCACAGTCCTTAAACTTATTCTTCCCCTCTGACACCCCTGAAGAAGAAATCTCTAGGGTGCATAAACTAGCTTTTAAAGACAAATATATAAAGTCATTATACTATTTAAGAAGTGAGGCTGGAGTAAGAGGTAGTAGTGGTGAATGTGTAGCATGTGAAGGTTAATCCCCAAAGTAATCGGTGGTGTCTTTCCTCGCACCACCTTTTATTTTTTCTTAGTTCTATTTCTAGGTTTTGTATGAACGTACCCTTTCTTTTTTAATTCTAAATGTTTAGCATAAGTCTTGGCATTTATACCCTTACCAGTCTTTTTGTTATACATCATGTGGGGTTTGTAATCTTTCTTATTCATATTAATTTTCCATTGGTAGCTTGTTAAGTCTTAAATGTATTTTACCTAGTTCTCTTTCTATCCAACTAGCTAAATTATCTTCTATATCTCCAACCATTGTATCTTGTTTTTGTAATATATTATATACCTCTCCAATCATATTATTATTTAATAATACTCGTTCTTCTAAACTATTTAACCTAGATGAAAAGTTATTTACTAACCAAATTAAAATACATATTCCAGTTATTAATAGTAATAAAAGTTTTTTATTCATATTAATTACCCAATGAAAGGGGGTTGGAGTTGATTGTTGAACTTATTTTTTCAAAGCTCTTATCAACATGCTCAACGATTTTATCTATATCTGCATCAATTTTATCAATAAATGTTTTGTTGTTAGTTGCATTTATTTCTACAGCAGTTATTCTTTCAACAATAGCTGAGTTATCTCCACTAGGAATACTAGCAACGCTATCTTCTAAACTGCTCAAGCGTGATGACAGGTCTGCTATTAGCCACACCCCACTCCCCATTGGAGCTGCTACTGATATTAAAAAAATCAGAATTAGCTTGGGCGTAATCTTGATTGTTGAATCCGTCTTGTTTGTCATAAAAATCTATCTCCGTTGTTGTTAAGTCTATCGTATCTTTGTATGTGTTTTCAAAATATCCTTTGTTAAAAGATATTATGGTAGGTACATCAACAGTTTGTACCTCTACATCTGATACTGGTTTATCTAGTACATTTTTTTCTTTGTGTACCCTTTGCTTTTCTTCTTCTTTTTCTTTTTTACTACTGGTTTCTTTTTGTTGTACTTCATTACTTTCTCCTTTAGTTTCTTCCGATTGTTGTTTAACTTCTATTTCTAAATCTTCTTCCATAGTAGTTTCTTCTATTTCAGAAGGTACTTCTTCACTTCTAATTTCCTGCAAAGTCTCTGGTTCAGGTTCTACAACTGGTTCAATTTCAATACTAGGTAAATCAATTACCTCTTCTATCTGTTGTACAGGCATTTCATGGTTATGATTAGCATCTGCTATATCCATTTGCATATCTAAAACAGGTACATCTACTACTAATATATTTTCTTGGGGTGGATTAATATCAATTACCCCAGTTGATATAGTATCCGCTATGGATGTAGCATCTAATGACCCAATTTGTACAATTTCTACCACCTCTGGGGCAACAATAGCTATAGGTACTTCTATTTGGACTATATCAGGGACTTCTATGGGTTGGGCTACTACTAGGTCAGCTAGTGTTAAAGTAAGGCTTAAATCGTCAATGATAGAGCCAAATTGTCCCGCCCAATCCCCAGAATCGTTACCATAGACATTTACACTTACTGTTGTGTTATTTATATTAAATTCTTTTTCTAACTCAATATCAAAAGTGGAAGTGATAACACCATCATTATAATCACTGGTAAAATTATAATTTAAAGTTTCTGTTTGAGTGCCATCATCAAAGACAATAGTTGTTTTAACTGTATCTAAATTATCTACTGTGCCTGTTTCTGAACACCAAGTCCCAGCCGCTTCATTATTACAACCAATGGATAAAATACTTCCATGAGCTTTATTTATAATCTTCTGTTCTGTATTAATATTATTTAAATTAATTTCTTGTGATATAGAGCCACCCTCAACACCACTAAATCTGACTGACTGATTTAAATCTCCATAATTTTTGCCATCATAAGTAGCAGTACCATCTAACTCCCACCCCTCAGTTTGATTATCGAATGAACCGTTATTTAGGAGATTTGATGTTTCCGTTGCTCTGACTGTTTGAGTTGCTAAAATTAGAAACAACCCCATTAGCACCGAGATAGTCAGGATAACGTAATATTTGACCGTATTCATTTATATACCCCATCATTTTATAATGCTTAATAGCTTCCTTGCCGATTAGTGCTTTCTTCCCATTCCAGATACTGCAAGGTGTACCACTATGTAACATGGCTGACCACACTGCTTTGCTCCCAGCACACAATACACTTATACTGGCAACTTTAAGTCCAGCTTTACTAAGAGAATTTGATAACATCCTACGTTCACAGTTCCAATCCGTAAAAGTTGTTCCCGTACTAAAACCAACTACTGAAGTTTGTACAGCCCCTACTACGGGAAAAGAGCATATCATCTGCGAATAGCTTTGAACTCCAGCGGATATCGCCGAAGGCGGGGGTTGGTTAGCATAGTTAACAGTAGATGTATTATCTGCTGCATAACTGTTTACAGTTGTTATGACAGCTACCATGGTTAAGAATATTAGTGCTATCAGTTTATCTATCATTCTTCTTTTGCACCCATATAAAATTTAATTGCCTCTTTATCATAGTCAGGTAATTCATCTATAATAGATGCAGTTGCTTTAGCAACATTAGAGGCAGTTAGAACTTTACCAATACCTGCTTCACTTCTTTTAACTTGACTATTTAAGGCTAATAGCTTGTTAACAGCTCTTTTATTAACTGCTATTCTGCCAATAACTTCGGGTACTGCAAATATAGCAAGACCAGTTGATAAGTCTGCAACTGCAATTGCACCGCCAACTAACCCTAAACCCGCAGTTGTTTCCCTACTTCTTACTGCTAAAGAAAACATATCTTGCCCCGGTTGTTTAGTACTTTCTTCAGCTGCGTTAGCTAATTTTTTAAAATTATTATAGCCATCTTTACCTAATATTGCTTTTAATTTAGCTATTTCATTTGGTTTTTTGTCTATTTGAGTAAGTTTACTAAAGTATTTTTGTGGGTCAAAATCACCGGAAGTTTCCCCAAAAAAGTTTTTAATATAACTTTGTCTTATCATTTGTTTTGCTTCTTCTGCTGATTGAACAGAAGTATTCATAGATAATTTTTGTTTTTTAGCAAGTTCAAAAGATGTGTCAATACTTTTCATCATAGCAGATATTTTTGATACATCATTATTAGCTAATAATAAATTACCCATTCTATGATAATTACCATTGTCAGCTTGAGTCACTATACCTTTATTAATTTTTGGTAATAAATTACCTAATGTTTCTCCATAAGCCTTGTTTATAGACCTGTAATCTTTAGCTAAGTCTTTATTAGCAACATTTAAACTACTATTTATACTATCTTGAAGTTTTTTAGAAAACCTAGTTAATTCTCGTTCAACAGAACTGTTATAAGTTGGACTATTAAAATTACCAGCAGCAGTAACATCTTTATTTATTTCTTTTTGAAAAGCAATTAATTTGTTTACGGATGAGTAAGGTAAAAATTGATTTTTAGCTTTTGAAAGGCTTAACTGACTTCCTATTAAATTGTTTTTTGTTTTTTCTATTACTTTTAATGACTCTTTAGATAATGTATTTATACCATCCTTACTTGCTTCTATAACAAAATTATCCATAGTGTTAACAATATTATCAATAGGTACATTTATATTTCCATAGTCATTAGCAATACGAGTTAAACCAACATCATAACTAATTTGATTAAGTTTTTTACCTTCTTTAATAATATTTATCATTTCATCCCCTAATTCTTCAGAAGAATTTCTTATTAAATTAGGATTAATACCATCAATTTGTTTTTCTATTTCTTTAACAATAATATTTTTATTAGTCTTTGCAATATCGTCTATTCTTCTTCTGGATAATAACCCGACAGCACCAATAGTTTCTCCAATTTCTCTTGTTTTACTTGCTCTTCCAGTTTGTGACGGTAAAAGTGTACCACCATCTTTACCTAAAAAAGCTTGTGTTCTTCTTAATGACTCAATATTACCAGATGCCCCTACATTTTTTGATATTTCTGGGGGGCTAAACTTTTTACGTTTTGTTTTAACTGCATGATATATTGGGGCTATAGATTTAAAAAGACCTAAAGTTGCTACATCAAAACCTACACTTACACTAGCATCTTTTAATGCTTTGTTATAATCAGCTTCTCCTGTTTTATACTTAGAAGAGTTTGCAGAGCCAAAAAATACACCTAAAGCACCTCCAACTATACCACCTGCCCCTAAAGCAAGAGGATTTTTAGTGTATTTAGCTACTGTTTTAAAACCAGTATAAGCCCCTCCTAAACCTCCGGGTATATCTAAATTTTCTTTAAAAAACTCAGCAAATGCATTTGAGTCTTGCTCTTCTGGGGTTGTTTGTTCTGATGTTGTACCTTGTGTTGCAAAAAGCTCATCAATGTTTTGTAGTTCTTCTTCTGTTGGTTCATTACCATCAATTTCTACTATACCCAAACCTTCAATATTTATTTGTCCCATTATTTAGTCCTGTTCAATTAGCTCGTATTTACCAGTTTTTGGATTCTTTCTATATTTTTTAACAGTAGAATTTCCTACTTCTATACCAAAGTCTTTTGCCATTTGTTCTTTAAACTTATCTGAACTACTATACTTATTCCAAGCATCAATCATTCCACCTTCTCTTTTCATAGTACTTATATACTCAGACTTAAACTTATCTTTTTCAGATTGTATTTTAGATAGTTTAGATAAACCTCTTAGAAATTTTACTATTTTTTCGGAATTAGCAGTTGGTTCTAAAAACCCTTTCTGAACTAATTCTACGTCTTTATCGGAAGCTGCACCGGGAGGTAAGTTAGATAAAGTTCTATCTGCTCTAATTTTATTAAATTGAACTTTTAATACAGAAACCGCATCTTCTGTACCAGCAAATTTTTTATATGCATCTAAAGCTTCTCCTCTTATACCACCAACTGGAGCTTCTTTCTCAAACCCTTTAGCTAAATCTTCCATTCTAAAAGCTTCCTCTCTGTTCTTAAAAGAACTATCCGTAAAAGTACTTACTCGTTTAGTTAAGGATGCTGGTAATTGACTTAATTTTACTATGTCTTTATCAAGCTCTTTTACTGCTTCATACTCACCCTTGTCAAAAAGGTCTTCCCTTTGTTTTATTTTACTCCCTAATATATCCTTAGGGTCTAAAGAAACAGTAGAATATACTTCTTTTCTATTTTTCTTACTGCTTTCTAACATACGAAGGGCTGTATTTCTAAACTGTACAGCAAGTTCTGGTCTCCCAGCCTTATCTAAAAGTTGAGCTGCATCATAGTTACCTTGTGCAGTACCTTTATCAAGATTGTTAAACTGTTCTTGTAAAGCTTCATTTTCTTTTGCTTGAGTTAAAGCGGGGTCTTCATACCCTAGCTTTTTCATTAAGCCACGCCCTAACATATCACCAAACTGTTGACCTAATGTAGCTACCGTAGGGTCTATGTCACCCTGTTTAATTCTTTGTGCTGCTAGTAATCTATTTCTTTCAGCTCGTTGTTTTAATACATCCTGTGTATCTAACCCAAATATATTTTTAATCATTCCTGCCATTACACACCCCTTACTTGTTCTTTAAACATCTTAGAATAATCAACTCGATAGTAGCCATCATCCGCTAGCACTACTGCTTCCGGTATAATCTTCATAACTTCTTGAGCCATTACACCTACGGTTGCTTGTATACCAGCCCCTAGTTCTAATGCTTTTTCATTCCAATCCCAGTTATAAATATTAATACCTTGTACAGTACCTATCTTATTAATGTTATCTTTTAAACGCATATCAGACATTTTACCAGCTGACCCCGCAGCTGCTACTAGCATTTGTTCGAATAATCCCGGCTTACGCCCTGTAGCTGGTGTACCTGCTTGGAATGCCCCAGCAGTTGCAGCAGCACGAGCTTGTTCTAATCCAGAAGCTTGTCCTATTAAACCTTGCTCTATACCTAATACGTTTTGTACTGTTCCAAAACCTGCACCATAACCACCTAGTAAGTTAGCTAGTTGTTGTTGTCTTGCTGCTTGATTAGTTTCATACAACTGACCTTGTATACCAAAGTCTTGTAACAATTCTTGATTAGCTATTTGTCTTGCCTGTGGTCCTAACTCTGCTAATGCTCTAGATTGTGCTAATCCTAATCCGTAGGCATCAGGGTTAACCATACCTGTATCTTCCCCAGCACCTACTGCTTCACCTGATACTTGTAAACCTAAACGACCTGACCCAAACAAATCACCTCTTAATTGTTGTCTTTGTCTTTCTAGTTCAGGTGTTAATAGTCCACTTAGTTGACCAAGTACTTCTTGCTCCCTTGCTCTAACATCTCCACCTGTATAATCAAATGTGGGGATAGGGGCTTGTGCTTGTTCTTGGTATTGAGAGAGAAAGGGGCTGCTTGACGCAAGACTTTGCCCATATAAAGCTTGTAACTCTGGTGTTAAAGTTTGACTAAAGTTAAAACCTTCACCGTCTCTAGTGCCTGTTGCTGTACCTGCTAAACCTGTATATGTAAACGGTTCAAACTTAGCTCCGGGTGCAGCTTTAGCTGGTTGTGCTTTTTCTCCACCTAATATTTTTCCTATACTACTACCCATTTTTTATCTCCTTAGTTTTATTTCGTTTTCTCCAGACCTGATGTAACAAACCATCTAGACCCATCTCTGTGCTATATAATTCAAATTTGTACATTTCTAAAAATTTCCTATGTTTGTTATCATCAGTGTTTTCATGTAAAGCATATACATCTTGTTTGTATAATCTTAGTATTAAATCTAAACTGTGTTGTAAACTTTTCTTTGTTTCTTTATTCCATTTGTAAACATCACAATGTAAAAATAATTTGTCCTCGTACTGTTCTGTAAATATTGTATAATCTTTATAAAGTATTACAGGTGTTTTCATTAAGCAGTTCTTTTCCACATATATACAACTATGTAAGGTTGTAAGTTAGCATCTGTACCACTAGAGCCAGCTGATGCTATAGATGTGCTAACACTTATACCTGTTGTTACTGTAGTAGTAGGTTGTGTATTACCTACAACATTTTGAGCACCTAAAGCAGTAGCTCCTCCACCTGTAAAACCTGTTAAATTAATAGTATGAGCATGTCCAGAATCAGATACTGAAGAAGTAGCAGAGTGAGTGTGACTTACTAATGTAGCATCTGCACTACCCCCTGTTTCGTTAAGGGTATCAAATGCTGTATCCCCAGAGTCTATACCTACCATAACACGCCCTGTACCAAATGCTGCCCAAGTACCAAATCCTAAAAGTGTGCCGGGGTTAGTAGATACTGCTGCTTGTGTATATATAGTTCCTACTGGAAATAAAGCTGTTTTAGTTGCTGCAATTGCAGTAGTAATAGCAGACGTTACATAAGCTGTAGTAGATAATTGTGTTGTATTAACAGAAGCACCAGCTGTAGGTGCTGTGGGTGTACCTGTTAATGCAGTATTATTAGAATCAGCTTTGCTGTTTACTGCTGTTTGTATGGCATCAAATTCATCATCAATCTCTGTACCTTTAACAATCTTATTAGCATTGCCTGTACTTAATGAATCCTTTGCTGCAAAATCTGTTGTCTTTGAATAATTACTCATTATATAATCCTACCCTGTTTAGTGTAAATGTCTAATTTTTGAACGCTTAATTGCGACCCGTCTATTGTTGTTTCAATACCAATTTGTACTATTGAACCTGAACCTGCTACTGATGAATCAATCCTATCTAGTGATACTCCTAAATTATATTCAGCTACTACAGTTGCATTAGCTCCATAATCAGCAATACCATATTCTGCTACTGTTGTTTCTTTTAAACTAAAAGGAAAACTATTATATGATGTAGTATAATCAAATCCTACTTTTAAGTTAAAAGATTGACCTGTACTTCCTATAGCTGTTACAGCTGCTTTTTTAAGAATTTTACTAATATTAGGTAAATCTAAATCAAAATGGTTAGTAAAATATGACATAGTATAAGATGCACCATTGTCATTAAAACCAAAATATTCACCTAATCCGTTTACTTGTGCAACGTACATAGTTCTATCTGTAGGGTCATACGTAAAATCTTTATGTGTTTGATTGTTCCAAGTTGTTACTCGTAAAGAAGCATCTTGTAATTGTTGTCTTGTATCAAATACAAAAACTTCTGCTGCTTCCGGTAAACTAATTATGTACATAGCTTGTTCCGGGAAGTAACATGATTTTATAAGGTCTAAACTAGCTTCCCTGTTTACTACATCCATAAATGTATCTCTTATATTTTTAGATAAATCATTTAATGGTTGTGATTTTTCTTGTATTGTTCTACCTAATGAACGTAATCCTGTAGCAGATAAAAATATTATGTCTGTACCTATATTTTGTATACTATCTCTAGCAATACAGCCTACCCCTGATATAACTTCAACTAAAGTTAAAGAAGTTGTGCTAATACTGGAAGCAAAGTTATCTCCATCTGTATATATAATAATATGATTTTTACAAAATATAATTAAATTACCATTCATTTCACCTAAACCAGTAATTACGTCTTGTCCTTTAGGGAGTACTCCCGATATATTTAAAGAACCAGAAGAACCTCCATTCCATTTTGCACCGTTTAATAAATCAGTAAAAAATACTGTAGTTTTATTTGTTGTAGTATCAGCAGCCCATAAACGCCCAAACGCTGACATAACTATATTAGCAGTTGGGGCTGTACCTGCGTAATCTGCATGTTGGTCAATACTTTTAAAAGCTAAAGAGCCACTTTCATTAGTAAGATACAAAGGTTTAAAACCACGTTGAAAAAAATATGCTCTATCATTAAGAGTAGCTGCTGACCAATTGCCAGCATTAATAGTATCTGTAGTCGTAGGTGTTCTTTCTGTTAAGGTAGCTTTTCCAGTATAAAATTTAGTAGCACTCCAAGAGACTTTTGTATTAACCCCAGCTATATCTAAAAAGGGGTGCATACCTAATAAATTAGTATTTGTGCCACCTGAACTAGTGCGGTATATCCAACCTTTTCTTGCACCTAACCTACCAAACTTATCTATAACACAGTTGTTTGCCTCAAGAGCAAACTGTGGGTTATTAGCTACACTAGATTCTTGAGTGTTTAAACCTAAGAATGCTGGTGCTACTAGTGATGCTGTTACCATTTGTTTTGACATTATATAATAATTCCTAAATAATTAAGCTTCATACCAAATACTTTCTTCTGGGTGTTTAGCTGCATCTAAAGCTATAGCATCTTGTAAAGCATTGTTTGCTCTAGCATATGCATTTAGTGGATTAATACCACCATCTTCTCCACGTTCTTCTACAGCTAACGCATAGGCTAATAACTCAACAGGTTTAGTTGGTATACTAAATGTAGCAGAGTCAGTAGTTAACTCAGCATTACGTAGTATTACGTTAAAATATATTTCATATGCTTTGTCTGGTATTGGGTATAAATCAACTTGTGTATCTCCGTCAGCACTAATACCATTAAATGAATAGTAATAGGGTGAGCCTGTTGCTGGTTGGCTATTTAAAAATAAATTATTAAAATCATGTGAGCTTTTTTGTTTTAAGAAAAAATCATCAGTTTGATTTATGACATCTAATACAGTTAATCTATTTTGTGAACCATTAAGTTCATAGTTAAATACTCCATTTGAAGTAGTAGCTGTTAATGTAGTTCTAAGACCAGACCAATGCCAGGCACTTTCTACATCTATTAAAGCATCATTAACTAACACCCCTATTAATTTAGAGTATGTTGATTCTTCTACAGATGCAACAGTTCTTTCTCTTAATCGTTTTAAAATATTGTTTACTATTTGTAAATATGTCATTTTATATTCTCACTATTTGTTTACCATTTTACTTTATTAGCCCAGTATGCTGCTGACATTTTTCCTTTAGCTATATTTTTACCATGTCTAGCTTTAAATGATTTTCGTTTTGCTTTCATTCTAGCTGACTCTCCTGCTTTAGGTTTACCTGCTGTACTAGCTCCTTGCTCTCCAAACCTAATAGTTTTTATTTTATCACCTTGTTTAGCAACTACTACATGAGACTTCTTAGGGTGGCTAGGGGTACGCTTGGGTTTATTAAAACCACTAACCCCTGCTCTTTTTAGTCTACTGTCTTTGTTCATAATTTATGTGGCATCCTTCCACGAAAGTATAGTCTACGATACTGACCATTGATTTTCCTATTTGGATGTGCCGCCATTATTTTTGCAAGTTTATACATATTGCCTCCTCTTATAACTTAGTTATACCACCAAAGCTAGATAACCATACTATTAAGCTTATAGATACAACACCCATAATCCACATTAATTTTTTAGAAACACTTTTACCTACTTCAGCATATACTTTTTCTAATGCTCTATTAGCTGCTTTTTCTGCTATTCTATCTATGTCAGCTTCAGTTAAACAATTTTCATTTTCTTTCATTAATTATCTCCTAATCCGCATCCGCTATCGTGTTACCATCTGCTACCCATTCTAGTATTGCTTGATAGTCTGTGTTAGCTGTATCTATTGGCACACGCATTATTCTACCATCTTCTGTAACTACTGTAATAGAGCAATTTTTATTTAAGTATTGATTGTATTTTGCTGACGTTATATTCATATTAAATCTCCGCACTTAAAGTATATTGCCAATAAAACGAGCCTACAAAACCCATGCCTGTATTATATAATAAGGTGCTATGTTCATTTGCAAATGTTGTTAAAATTGCTTCAGAGTTTGTATCGCCACTTCCTTCATAAGAACCAATTCCTGCTGTACCTGTTTCTGGACTGTACTCAGCAAAAGTAGGTGTTGCTCTCATTCCATAATGATGCAATGTGTATCTTAATGTATTGCCTGTTGCTGGTATGTAAACCATTGTTGCACCAACTTGAGTAGAAGCTGTCCCAGCCTTAGTTCCGATACTATAGCTTTGCCTATAATATCTTTCACATCTTCTTAAGTTATCACCAAACGACTCATGTTGGAATGGTGGTATAGTTGTTGCGTCATACTCGCCTACTTCTAATTGAACACCTGTAATGTACCAATTATTGTCTGTGCTATCTGCGTTATTAACTTGTCCAACTGCCCTGTTAGCATTAGTTGTTGAAGCCCAAGATGTTTCTAAAGTTCCTGATGACCAATTACTTCCAGCTCCAACCCACCAAAATAATCTTAGTGATGAACCATTATCATTTCCAAATACACCTGTAGTATCACCATCAAATGTTAATACTTTTTTCTCCCATGTATTAGAACTGTTAATTGTATAAGCCTGATTAATATTTCTACCATTATCATTGTCATCAAGTTCTAATATATGAGTGCCTGTTTTTGTAGCTTTAACCCAAAAAGATACAGTAAATTTTTCTGCACTAGATGTGCCTTTTTTAAATAGTTGCACATCTTGTCCTTCTAATCTTGTACTGATTGTAATATTATCCCCTGATGCTGGACTTGCATCTGCTGTGGTACAATCAAGTTTTAAAGAATGTTGAAAGCCAGAGCCAGCAGGTGCGTCATCTGCTTGTGTCATAGTCCAAGTTCCCATGGTATCTATATGAATATTAAACCTATCTACAGTTCTATAAGCACCAGTTGTAACACCTGTAACAGATGTACCTCTTTGAGCTACCTGCATATCACCATTAATAATGATAGGTTTAGTATTAGGTCTATTGGTTACATGGTCTAAATTAGATAGCGGTAAGTTGCCTGATGCTGCTGGGATGGTTACTGTATTAGTTCCAGCTTGTGCTGGTACAGTAATTGTTACGTCACCTGAAGTGCTACCTTTTAATTTAATGCTACTCATTAGTCTGCTGCCTCCGCTATGGTGTTACCGTCTACTGCTGCCCATGCTAAAATGTTTTGATAGTCTGTGTTAGCTGTATCTTTAGGTACAGCTAAAATAGTGTCATCTTGTTGGGTTATATTATAACTAACAACTTCATCTGTAATAGTACATTTCATTTTTTTTACACTTTTTATGTATTCATATCCTGTCATTTATAACTCCGCAGTTAAAGTTAATGTACCTGTATTTAAAAATAACATCATAATAAGCCCAGTTGTAGCTGTTAATCCTGAATCACAAGTCATATCATAAGAAGCAAAGTCTGTTTTATTATATGAAGTACCAAGTGCTGCGTTTGCTCCTATAGCACCATTCCATAAATTGCATGTACCTGATAATGCTCCAGATGGGTTTGCTCTCATTTCTACTATCAAAGGTAGCCCCCATCTATAAGCTATTGTTGCATTTTGTGTCATACCTGCTCCAATCATCATATTACCATATGCTCCATACACCTGACAGTATCTTTGACATCTTGCTAAGTTATTACCAAACGATTCGTGTTGAAAGGAAGCTATGCTGTTAGCATCAAAAGTACCTACCTCTAATTGTACGCCTGTTAAATACCATTCATTATCTGTGCTATCGGCTAGATTAACTTGTCCTGGTGCTACATC